ATCTCTCGATCTTCTGATGCGGCAAGTTCCCAAGCTTCATCGTACTGCTGCTTAAGTATAGGCAAGCGATCAGCGCCCCCGGCGATTTTCAACGCCAAGTAGTAGGACAGGCCAGCGGCCAAGCATGGGATAAATCTAAACGGTACATCCATCACGTTCACACCACCACCCGCATCCTGCGTGCGGCGTAAGCGCCAGTAAACAAATGTGTATTGCTGTGCGGAATCTGGGGTAGGCCAAACTGTAATAGCTGGAACCTGTGCCCAGTACACAGCAGCGGCAGCGGTATGACCTACAGCAATTGTTTCTTGCTGGCCACGAAAACAGTTAAACAGTGTGCCAGACTTGGCGTTTGTGTTCTGTGTGATGTAGCCGTAGTTAATAATCTCGTCGTCAATCTTAATGAACCCAGTTGCTGGCAAGCCTGTTACATCGTTCAACACAATTGATGTGCTGGTAGCCGTAATTGTCGTTGTAAGCGTTGCAGCAATAGGAGAATTTTGGCCGTTATATCGTTGAACCCAGACTTGAATTGGTCGGGCTTGTTGAATCTTGTTGGGGATTGTGGCGTAGGTAGAAACACTAATACGTGTGATTGTTAAATCAGCCTGTGTACTAGCTACATTAGGTTGCGTACGGATAACGTGCTCAATTAAATCAACCGTATTGTCTGGTAGAGCGTATGTATTCTGGCCCTGAACTAGAGGGATTTCGCCCTGCTCAATTGTCCACATATTGATACCACGATTGGCCCAATCTGCAAACATGATGTTGAGGCTACGACGAGCAGTGCGCAGATCATAGCCAGTACGCGTTCAAACGCCTCTTCAACCAACTCGTCAAGCTGAAGATTAAAACCTGATGCGCCAGAAGTGGTTGCCATTATCTAAATCCTGCGGTTTTCTTTGCAATCGTTTTAGGTTGCGCTACGAATTGTTTTCCGGCTTTTTTTCCGGCTCTTTTCGCACGCGTTGTCGCAGCGTACTCACTAGGGCTGAGACTTTTGATCGCAGCTTCTGGAAGGTATCGCTCACCTGTTTTACTAGACGGTTTACCACTTTTGGTTCTCCATTTCTGGTCGCCCCAATCTTTGAGAGACTGTTGCGGTTTAGCCAACCCACCACCGGCCATTTTCTTACTTGCGCAGTGTGCCTTCTCTGAGAAACCTTTTGGGTTATTACAGTCTACGGCTTTCTTGCGCTTGTCAGACCACTTAGTCACGATACCCACCACCTGCGGCCTTGTACTTCTTGGCAACTAGCTGTGCTTTGCGAGCTGACCATTGGCCTGCCCCAGTGCCATGAGTTGCTGCGGCTTTTACTTGGGACACGATTCGCTTGCGCAGACCGGGTTTTGTGTAATTGCCAGCAGCATTAACTTTACCGCCATCAGCGTACTCGGTAAAGTCGGTGTCATCCCTGCGAATCTTACGTTTCGCATTAGGCATTTTGCTTGGGCTAATTGCGCCCATACCTCGGGATGCCATCATGGTCTAGCACATCTTCCCACGAGTTTTACCCCGTGAAGCAACACCATCAGCAGCTTTAACGTAGCCACCTTTAGCTTTATTCTCAGTGGTCAAAGACTTGTTGTACGCTGCTGTAGCATCTTCGGTCTCTTTCATCGCTTTGGCTTCATCCATAGCGGCTTTTTTAGTGTCCGAATAGACCACATCATTTAAAGACCCGGGCTCGCGCCTAGGCTTATATTTTTTAGCTGCTGCTGGTGTCATTGGCATAACTAGCTCCTTAGCAGGTTTTGCCGCCGCGCTTCATGCCCAGAGGTTTAGAAGCACCCATTTTGACCATAGTACCTTTGGTCTTGCCTTTAGCAGCTAAACCATCACGGCTAGGAGCCGCTGTGCGCACTGCGCCCATTTTTGCTGTAGTGATGCCACCGTTTGCCATCTTTCCCTTGCCGTCAGCAGCAAAGCTAGGAACCATTTTGCCGCCCTTGTTGACCATAGGCATGCCGCCATCTGCGTAACCGCCCTTATTCATTTTTTTCATCTTTGTAGCCATGATAGATCCACCTTCTTTCATTACTGACATCTTGCCATGAAGTGTCGTTGGTTTATTAACTTTTTGAAGATCGGGGCGAGACTTAGGGGTCCCTTTACCAAACTTCATCCCTTTGCTCGCGTCACTAAAATCTTTAGCAACGGATACTGGTACGCCCGCAGCTTTTGCAAACTTTGGGTTGTGTGCAGCGGCATCCATGAGCCGCTTTTGTTTTTCACTCGTCGCTGGCATTTTCGGCCTTCTTACGATTGGTTATTTCACGCACGGTATCAGACTCCCAGATACGAAGACCAAGATAGATGATCGTAAACAAAGAGGCCAAAGGTGGAAGCCATGCGGCCATAACGCCAACAGTTGTTAATACTGCTGCGCCATCTGCAACTGCTTTAGCTGTGTCGTGTTGAGTCATATCATTCGCCCTTTTGTTTTACCACGTGAAGCAACGCCATCAGCAGCTTTGACGTACCCACCTTTTTTAAAGGTAGCGTCAGAACCGTACTTACGCAATTGAGCGGGTGTTAATGCGTTTCTTTGCGCGTCTGTCATTTCAAACAGATTAGGTTTTTCTTTACGAGGTTTAGCAACGCTTCCTCGGCTAGTCGGATCAATATAAGGGTATTCTGTTTTGTTACCCTCAGTCTTAGCATTATCTAACGCTTCTTGACGACGAGCCGCAGCTAAATCTTTTTTTCGAGCTGCTTCTTCTTTTTGGCTTTTAGAACCTTTAGTCGTGTCTATAACTTCACGTTTAACGCTACCAGCGCTTCGACCCCCGCCACCAGCGGAAGCAGCGCCACCGCCTTTTGACTCATCGTAATAGGGAGTATTGCGTGCCATGATTATCCTTTAACACTTCCAAGCTCTAAGTGATTTGTTTATGCGTGAGTCTGGGTCTTTGGCGGTTTTGGGGGATGTCAATTTCTTTTTCATCCCTTCCATCCTCGCACAAAAAGAGTCGCGCCGGGAGCCGCCTTCTGGCTGGGGAGGTTTCAAGTTCATGCCTTGCTTTTTGGCGGAGGCTCGTCCCTTGGCATTCAAGCCACCCTTGGGGTTCTTGCCTTCCTTCCTCTGCCATGCTGCGCTCTTAGCCATAGTAAATCTGCGCCCCGTCAATAGAACTCATGTAGGCATAAATTCCATTTACTGCCAATACGCCTTCGCCGGGAATAAGCGGAGCATTTTGGAACTCGTCTGATGAGTGCGTTTCGTAGGTCATCAGCCAACGATTTGCGCCACTGACATAAACGGCTGCTGGAGAACCTGTGATACTCCCAGTATTGATGTCTGTGATCGTAAACGCATCTGCGGTTGTTACAGTGATGGCGTAATTTCCATCAGTGGCAGCACCACCTGAGCCACTGTTAAAGTGAATACCAACAACAGTGCCTGTAGACAAGCCGTGAGCAGTTTTAGTCACAGTAACTAATGTGCCGGTACGAGCGTAAGATACGCTTGAAGTGACTGGGGCTGTGGTTGAATCAAACAAAACCAAGGTTCCGCTACCACCATAAAAAGAAACGCCTTTTACGCGATTTCGCCCAAGTACAAAAAAACCGCTTTGGTTTAAATGCGCTTGCTTAACGTCATATTGCATCGTCATGTTGTTGCTCCGGTTCTGGTGCGTCTAACCTGTTTATAAGCATCTTGTACGCTTGGATTGTGGCTTGAGCCTGAGTCAAAAAGGTTTGGGCCTTCTGTGCTTCAGTCTCAAGTTCACTAATCTCAGTCTCCAAGAATTCCTTGGTGATCTGCATTATGCAAAGGTCGAGTACGCAGGAACGTAGTACACAGTTCCGCCAATCATCACTTTGATCGCTTTAGACACGGTGGTCACTGAAGAAGCGGTTGGAGCAATTGTGGCTGCTGGGCCAGTTTCAATGTTCATCAACAAAGGAATCTCACCTGTGTTTGCGCCACTGTCCGACACGCGAATGAATGAAGCTGTGCCGGGCAAAGTAGCGTTAACAGAATAATCTGTGTCCAACTGCAGAACAGCCAAAGTACCGCCGGGAGAAGCTACGGAGCCTCCCAAGGTTGCACGAATAGCGTTAGCCGCACCAGAGATTGTGCCGCCTGTGTTGATTGAAGTGGAGATATGAGCACCGTTGATTGTGCCGCCTGTAGCGCCGCCAGTGCCTGTTACTCGGGTTAAAGCACGAAATGTTTCACCTGAACCTGTAGAGGTAAAGGTCAGTCTGTTGTAGCTAAGCCGTGTATCGCCAGTAGCGGCGGATGTTGTAGCAAATGCAGCGTTAATGTTTTCTGCTGTAGTTACTGCAAGAGGAGAAGCAGAAGTGCCCGTTTCAAAGCCGTTGTTAGATACGACTGGGCCGGAGAACGTGGTGGTTGCCATGATGTGTCCTTACATACAAGTGAAGTGCATTAGTCTGTATGTCGTCAGCCGGGACTGTCTAATGCACCGGAAAACCCCGGAATGAAGCCAATATACACCAAAAGAAGAGGGGGCACAAGGCCCCCTCTTCGCTTTTATCAGGTCGAACCTGAAGAACCGAACATACCCAGTGGGTCTGACCAGCCGAAGCTATAACGCTCACGAGCCTTATAGCGAACGTTACCTGTGTCGAAGTCGCCGTCCATGCTGTTTTGCAGCGGTGTACGAACGAAGTGCTTCAGACCGTTAGGCACGTCAGTTGTCAAGAACCAACCGTTTGTGTCAGTCAAGAAGTGGTTGACTGTGTAACCTTCAGGGATTGCGCCCATTTGCTTCAACGCGTTGATGTCGTTATCAGCAGTAGCTACACGCAACTCAGTGTCCAACAGGCGCTTGGCCGTGAACATCAAAGCTGGGGGAACAATCAACTTCTTAGGCTTAGCAGCAATCAGCAAACCACGCTCATCTGTCCAAGCAGCGATTTGAATAACGGCGGCTTCCAAAGAAGTCTCGTTCAAGTCAGCTTGTGTAGAAGGAGTGTTGCTGTTGACGCCACCAGAGATCAAGGGGTGATTTGCATTGAACAAAGACACACCGTCGCCACCGGGGTAGCTAGATGAGAAGCCGTTGTTCAAAACTGCAGCAGCCTTAACTTGCTTGGTGTAAGCCATGGCACGAGCCAAAGACTTGGTGTAACGAGCAGACAAGCTGTCGTACAAATTATCTTCAATCGCTTCTTCAGTGATTGAGAAACCCAAGGCAATGGTTTCGTGTGTGTATCGAGTCGACCATGCTTCTTGTGCATTGTCATAAGCGATGGCAGAGCCCTCGTTCTTAACAGGTGCAGCAGAGAAGCCAGAAAGTTTGGTCTCTTCTTCAAATGAACGCTCAGAGGTCTCTGTTTCGTAGATCTCTTTGTGCTCTTCGCCGTAGCGAGCATACTCCATACCGAACAAAGCGTTCAGACCGGGGAGCAACTCTTTCAGCAGTTGTGCGCGTGAAATAGCCATGATTTAGCTCCTTGATTAAACGCCAGAAGCGATAGTAGTTGTATGAATCTCAAAGTTCCAACGAACGATGAGCTCGGGGAAAACGATGTTGCCAGAACCGTTAACGTATGAAGTCTCAGGGACAACATCGACAACGTTCAAAGGCAATGTACCTGTAGTAGCAGAAGAGGCAACTGCAACACGGCTATCGCCAGTTGTAGTCAAACCAGAGTTCTGCACCAATGCTACGTTAGTACCGATAACGGTATATTGCGTAGTAGAGGAAGGCAACAAGCCAGAAGTAACATCATTAGCAGTAGCGCCAGTAGCGATCACAGCTTTGAACAGAGTATCGGGGTCATTACACACAAAAGCGGTAATGTACGTACCTGTGGGGGCTGCGGTATTTGCTGGGAAATACTGAGCAAAAATGGTCTGACCTTGCGCGTTAACGTAAGAGCAGCCCAAGAAAACACCAATGATCTGCGACGTAGTCACAGTTGCACGGGCGGTTGTGATGGCAGACTTAATGATCGTGCCAGAATCAACAATCTCTACGGGGTCACCGTAAAAAATGCTGGTGTCGTACGCCGAAGCAATCCGATATTGACGAGTAGCACCTGCAAAAGGTGTACCACCATACAGATTGAGCGGCTTTAGACCGTAAGGACGGTCAACGGTGGGATAAGCCATTTAAGACTCCTAAAATTTAAGAACCAGAACCGAAAGTGACCTTGGTTTTCTTTTCTGAGAAAAGGGGCATCCGAGGATCGCTTTCACGAAGGAAATTGTTGTCCACTGAGTCCATCTGAGCTTTGTTTTGGTTGGAGTAATAGTCCATCCGCTGTTTCAAAAACTCATCAGGGATACGGCAGAGCAACAGACCGCCCACTTCAATGTTGCCTTTAAAGCGACCTTCCGTGGTAGCGTGCATCATGAGCTCGGGATAATCTTCACCTTTACAGGGTTCATATCCTTCGCGTAACTTAGAAGAAATGTTGCTTGGATCAGCAGTACCCATAGTACTTGTGCGCACCCAACGGTGCTTCCAACCCGGACGTTCATCGGGGCTGGGCAGAGTTTCCGGAGGACGCCACGCTTCGGGGCGGTGCATCGCAACCTGACGAGAATCTGCTTCACGTGCAGTACGGTTTTGTGTCTTACCAGACGTTAATACTTGATCCATTATTCACCTCTTTTTAGTTGAGCAACCTGTTTAGCGTATTCTTCCAAAGGAACCCCAAGACGGCGAGCGATCGCTGCTTCGGATTGCTTCAGCCTAATACGATTAGGCGGAGTGCTACGTGAGGCCGGAGCCACAACAGTAGCGGGTCTAGTTGCACGGCGCGGAGGTTCGTCCTCGTAAGCCGGTTCTGATGCCTTTTTCGAAGGAGCATCATCTTCATAGCTCTGAGTATCTTCAAAATACTCAGGAAATCTTCGGCGCATTGTAGCGTCTACTCGTTCGTAGTAATCATCAGATCCTACGCGGTCAGCACCTAACTCTTTAGCCAGCTTTTGATGCAACCCAAGGGCGGATGCTGTCATTTCAGGGTCGGTACCAAACCAAGTATTTTTCTGCATCCAACGTTCGTCCCTTTCGGATACTTTTGGTTGGGTTGCATAACTTTGTTGTGGTTGTACACTGTTTTGCTGGGCTTGTAAAGGCCTCATGTTACGAATTTTATCGAGCTTTAGTGTTGCACGCGAAACTTCTGTCTGTGCTTCCACTAACGCATCGGAATCTCCGGCTTCATAAGCTTCTTTATATTTCTTCTTGGCGTTCTCAAACTCCATCTCAGCGGATGTTTTTGACGTCTCAATATATGCTTTTGAACCAGCTTGCACTTGGTTTTGCAACTGCTGATTTTGTTCCCACAGCTGCTTGGCAAGTGTTTCTGCGGCCTCGCGCTCACGTAATGCTTCTTCTTTGGCTCTACGTTCATCGTGATAACCACGTGTAAATTTTTTAATCCGCTGCTGAACCTTCTCGTCGTACGAAGCTAGTTCGTCTTCTGTGGGGTCTTCAGGAGGGGTGTCATCGGGCTTACGGCCACGATCTTTTCTAGGAGTGTCGTCTTCGATTTCAATCTCAAAGCTGTCATCCTCTTGTGTATCTACGGGTTTACCCCTAGCTTCCTTTTCATCAGGAAACTTAAAGTCTTCGCCCTTAAACTCTGCTTGTGCCATGCGTTATCTCCTTATGATGCACGTGTAATACCACGGGGGTCTTCCACAACTGCTTCAACCGAATCATCATTGATGATGCGGAATTCACGGCCATGGATCTTCAGACGGGTGCCTGAATTTGGTCGGCAGATGATGAAATCACCTTCCTTGCAACTCGGTCCACTGGGGAAACGAGTGGTGTCTTTGTATGCGTCTGGGCCAACTTTGACCACAAACAGTACTGGAGTCAGCACCTCTTCGTAGTGCATAGACTGGCTGGATTTGATAATTCCAACTTCACTGTCTGCATACTCTTGCATAGCTTCTGGGACCACACACAACAAGTGAAACGTACGTGGGTCAGGCAACTGCTTAGCTTTGTCTTCGGCGGGTTTGTTCAAAATGCCAGACAAGTCTACGGCAGCGACGTCAAATTCATTCATCAGATTTCTCCATTTTTTGCACGAGCTCATTAATAATATTTTCTGCAAGGTTGAGACCTCGGATTACCCCGCAGACTTGGCGATACTCTTCTACAGTGTCAGCTCTACCCGCTGCAACATAGGCTTCTCGCTCTTGTTTTAATTTATTTATTTCTTTGACGACGTGCGCCAAAAGTTTGTAGTCGCTCAATCTCTCTCCTTCCTAGGTTTTTGGGACGCTCTCTGTGCAGCTTGAACTGCCATTTGAGCGCGGTGCTTGGCGACATCAGCGCCAATTCTTGTACCCTCAATAAGCTGTTGCTTCTCGAGTTTGTCTTTTGCAGCGGCAGCGCTTGCACCAACTTGCATTGCCGCGATTTCTTTTTGAGCTTCAATACGAGATTCTTCAATGCGAATCTGATCTGCTTTGGCCGCTGCTTCCATCGCTTGTTTTTGCGCTTTAAGCTGAAGCTCTTGCATCTTGATCTGCAGCTCTTGCTGTTGCATCTGCATTATTGGATCTTGCGCTTGTTGCTGCGCTTGTTGTTGTGCAGCTTGTGCTTGAGCGTTTTGTGTAATCTGCATGGACGCCTGTGCAGAAAGTTGTGCAACTTGCGCTGCAACTTCCGGAGCCATGTTTTTGCCTTGCTCTTCGGTAGGCAACAAGAGACCAACAGCTTGCTCAACTTCTTTACGATACGCAAAACCTAAGTGCTCGTTGATGTGCGCCATCATTGCAGCCACGATCGCCTGACCTTGTGGAGTCTGTTGAATAAGACCCATGATCTTGGGGTTCTGCAGCATCGAAGTGTGCACAGCAATATGCGCTTCGTGATCTTGCTCAATGAACGCTTTTGCAGGTTTACCAGTGAGAACGTTCTGGTTCTCTTGCACTGGGTCCGTGGGTGTTTGATCGTCTTCAATCGGCACCAACTTTGCAGCGTTCTTGATGCCCAACACCTCAATCATCTGACGGTGCAAGAGTGGCAAGTCATACAACTGCGGAGCAGTTTGTGCAAGCTGGAGAGCCGCCTGATACTGAACAATCTTCTGCGCCATCGTTGCAGCGTTTGGATCGCTTACAGGAATCACAGCGACCATGTCGTAGTCAGACTTCTTCGCTTTGCGTGAACCTTCGATTGGCTCGTAGTCGTAGTCTTCTGGTGTGTAGTCAGCGATGATTGCTTTTAAGAGACGGAACTCTTGACGCATTGAGTAGTGCATACGCGCTTGCACAGCGCCCATAACCTTCAGTGTTCTCTCAAGAATAGCCAGTGTTGTACCCACGGGTGCTTGCGCACTCATGTCACTGACGTTCATGTCTCCTGCGGATGCAAACTGCCTACCCTCTTGCACAATGTTCTGGAACAGAGCGAAGAGTACCTGACTGGGTTCTTTGTAAGGCAGAGGCAAGATATTGTCTCTAATTGAACCACTTGGTACGTCGACATCACGAAACTCTCCGGGGGCGATCGGCGTGTCATCGCCCTTGACTCGTAGCCCTCTTGACTTGAGTCCGCCCGGTAAATTAGAGAGCGTACCTGCATCAACGAGCTGCCTGATGAGCATGGTCGCGCTCTTCGCATATCCGCCGATAAGGTGAATGAGACCATATCCATAGAAGCCAAACCCCGGAATGTATTGATAGTGGACAAAGTGCTGGCGCTTGATGTGGAGCATGTCGCCCTCGTACCAATTGCGGCGGATGGCCAATACTTTCTGCGTGCTCTTTTCAACAGTCACAACGTAAGGAAGCGCGATACCTGTCTTCTTGCCATCTTTGTCTTTGTGCTCGTAGCCTTCTAAGTCAAGATCAACGTGCATCTCGAGGATACGAAAGCGCTCATCCTGCAGTGCTGACATGCCCATCTCTTCAGCTTTTTGCTTCTCAATATCATCAAGCTCGTATGACGGATCACCTAAGTCCACATCGCTGTAGAACCCAGCTTCTTGTAACTTCAAAACTTCATTCTCTGTCTTGCGCATCACGTGGGTTACGCGCTCTGAAGCTTCAAGACTTACTGCACCATAGGGCACAACGATGTCTTCTGCGGGAATAAACATCGCAACTTGTCGTCCCTTGCTTGGGTCGTAGTACACCTTCTTGAACGCCGAGCCAGCTAGGGGCAAGTTCCACAACAGCTTCTCATGTTCAGGGCGATACTCCTGCATCACTTCCGTGAGTTGGTAGTTCATATCCTCACGCACGCGAGCAGACGCTTCTTCTTTCTTGGGCGTATCTTTACCAAGAATCTGCGTCTTCACAGGCCCCGCTGCTGGGAACGTCTCCATGATCCCCTCGCTCTGGAACCGCACAACAGACTCAGTGAGCATCGGGTGGAACACACCACACGCACCTTGCCATGGCTCTGTCCTGTCCTCATACTTCAAGCCCAACAGCTTCAAGCCATCAACGTATGTTTGTATCCACTCTTTGCGGTCACCGATGTCTTTAGTGAAGTCATCAACCAACTCTTTGCCCAAAGAGTTCAGCACGCTGTCTTCAACGTAGTCGGCAAGATTGGCGTCAAAGTCTTCACCGTCTGTCTCGTCATCACGGGGGATGAGATCGATCTCAATGTCACCTATGCCAATACTAACTGCTTCGGGGTCTTCAATCTCAATCTCGATGGGAGGCATACCCTCCTCGTCTTCGTTAATACCCAAAGGGGCTGCGTACAAACCTTTGTCAATTGAACTCGTTGCCATAATAAATCCTTACACTGTGTAGAACCGCTCGCGGCGGTGGCTCTTAAACCATTGAATCTCTTCAGGCTCATCGGTCGGAAGACGGAGGAACCCACCCTGACGAAAGCGCATCAGCGCTAGAGTTGTCGCGTCAACCAAGTCATCATGCTCACCTGATGGGAACGCTGCGATCTCGTCTACTAACTCTTCAGCCCAGCGGGTTCGGGGAACCCACACTTTTCCAGAAGCAATTATGTCTGAGACTGAGTTCAAGCGGGCAATTTTGTCTTGGCCCTTGCTTGGCGTGTACTCCTGCACCGGTATGCCCATCGCACGCAGCTCGTAGATCAGCGGAGCACCCGTTGCCTTCTTCTCAATAATCATCCCATCGGGCTCGTAGTCTTGGTACTCTTTGTACACATCTCGCTTTAAGTCAACCCACTCAACACGCTTCTTATATGTATTAAGCAAGATGATGTTGGGCGCAAAGTTGTCTTCTTCACAGGCAAAGATGCCCCACGTCGTGCCTGCTGAATAGTCAGCACGCTGGGTTTTTTCAAACGCCGTATCCCACGACTGGAGGATGTAGTCGCACACTGGGGGATCATCTTTCTCCCACCATTTCCACCAATCGCGCTTAACAATCGCAGACTCATTACCGACAGGGTTTTGCTGATACTGCGCTTGCCACTTTGCATTTGGAAGTTCTTCACGCAGGGCCGACAGCTCTTCAATACTCCAAAACTGCGGCCACAGCGGATTGCCTGAAGGCAGGATTGCAGGAAACTCAATGACCTCCCACTCTTCTCCGGACCTCTGGGCAGCAGACTTCAGCACTTGGCCAGTCAAATCTCGCTGCGCCCAGCGCGTCATCACAATCACAATCGCTCCGCCCGGCTGCAGACGCTGACGTGGACCTGACGTATACCACTCATACACCTTGTCATACACCTCGGGGTTGCTAGCTGCCATCGCAGCCTCTTGTTCTGAGTGTGGGTCGTCAATAATAAGCACGTCAGCGCCCTTACCGGTCACTGCGCCACCCACACCTATCGCAAAATAGTCGCCACCCTTGCTGGTATTCCACCTTCCAGCCGCTTTTGAGTCCGCTTGGAGCGCCAAATTGGGGAAAATGTTGTTGTAAACCTCAGAATCCACCAAATTTCGCACTTTTCGACCGAAACCTACCGCCAATTCAGCAGTGTGAGACGTCTGAATGACCTTTTTATGAGGGAAACGACCCAAAAACCAAGCTGGAAGCAGATAAGAAGCAAACTCTGACTTAGTATGACGGGGAGGCATATTAATAATAAGCCGCTTGCAAGTGCCATTCGCCACCCGCTCAAACGCTTCAGCCATTCGCTTGTGGTGTGCCCCAGAAATAAATGTAGGCCAAACCCGTTCAACGAATTTAATAAACTTTTCTTGGCAGAGTTCACGATCTTTTAGCTTTTCTAACTTAATTAACTGGGCCTCGAGCACCCGCAGGTCCGACTCCGACAGCTTGCCGGAGGCAATCACCGCTTCGATGTCTTTAAGACTGAGACTGTTCTC